TAGGTCGCGCGATGAGGGATAGGGTAGTCGAGATATTGGATTTTAGGAGGAAAGCATGAGCCACACTGACGTGCTTGCCGGAATGTTGGCATTACTGATGTGTGTTGCGATCTGTCTAGTCTATTTCGGCATCCTGTTGGCATTTCTGTGGGCTATCTGGAATTGGATAGTGCTGCCGACTTTGCCGTATGTGGCGGGGTTGTTTGCATGACCACAATCAACATCCCCGAAATGGACATGTCAATAGATGAACTTGATGTCCTTCTTCGGGGTAAAGCAGAACGCAAAAGCAAACTGCATGACGAAATTATGCAATTGGATGCAGATCTGGTTATACTCATGTCCATCCTGGCGGCGAAAGCAATAAAAGAGCTGGGAGAATCGAAATGAACACCATCCGCTTCTCCCATTTTTACAACAAGCTACCCCGCGATTACCAATACTCCAGATTGCTCCAAGTCATTCCTATTCGGCTCTCCGATCTGTCCGCCGAATTCCGGCACTATGACACGGCCTACCTAGACGGCGGCGAAGAGAGGCAATACCCATTACCAGCATCCGGCAATTACATGATCCTCCTATTGCAGAGCGGATCTGGTCATGGGAAGCTGTGGACGACTATCCGGGCACAGTTCGACACGGATGATACCAACGAGTTGCCCGTTAAACTGGTATATTACCAATCACTCGTGGGCAAAATATTTGAGTGCAAGGTGGTAGAATGAAGTCCGTAGACGACCTACTTCGCGCCGCTCTTACCGAAATGGGCGCGGATGGCCTATGCAATCCAGATCATGAATGTGGATGTGGCATAGAGGAACTTTCACCATGTGGTTGTGTCAACCTATCGGAATGCGTAGCCGCAAAATACAGAGCCGGATATTACAGGGCGATAGAATGACCAATGACCTAGCTATCTGGAGAGGCGGCAGCCTGTTGGTGGTGGTAATTCTCGGCCTACTGGTCACCGCATATCTTGCTTACATGGCTGGTTACTGTGGTGGTTATCAGGCTGGCGCAACCCACTACATAGTTGACGTGGTCGATCTGTATAACAAATCAAACATGATGACATTTCATGTATCGGGTGCTGAGTTGCCATGAGTGACGATTTCGGATACTTCCTGATCATGCTAGCCATAATATTGTTCGTATTTGGGCATATTATGAGAGGACATCCATGAACGATGAGTTCTATCTATCCAGAAAAGAGTTCGCTGCAATGCAAAAGTTTATGGCAGAGCATGAACACGCAAATATATTCATCCTGAAATATACAGGAACCGGGATAGGCGTACATACTGATATCATCTGTAGCGAATGCCAAAAAGAGGAGGACGTGACCGACTATGACGAGTGGTGAGAGGGTGCAGGTTCACATGGCCCCAGGTGAAGGAGCCCGCGAGCAAGATTTGCGTATCGCCTTGTCGCATGATCCTAGGTTTGATCCGCTGCAAATCGATTCTGATATACCAGTGGATGTTCAGTTTGCGGTTGGCGCGATGAAAAAACTTCATCGGATCGGCAACAGTGAACCTGAATATGTGCCGGTTGCCGGCAATAAAATATTCAATTGTGAATTGAAACAATGTTCCGACTACATCTCATCCGCATTAGGAAAGGATGGCCACTTGTACTGTCAGCATCTATCTATGCGAGAATCCGGCCATCCCGCGATGATCCTAGTCCTTGGCAGCGATCTGGATGTGTCCAATGCAATCATAGACTCATTGCAGACCAGGTACCGCGGGAAAGAGCTTGCATTCCAGATTAGTAACTATGAAGCGAGGCTACAGGATTACGAAAGTAAAAGTTTTGCGTTGGGTATTCCGATCATGCGTTGGAAGAATTCGCCGTTTAAACGGCTATTATCGACCGCGTACAAGGTTTTAACAGAATCGAATCTCATGGATTATTCCCCCCGCCCGATTGACAATGAACGGGAGATAGTCGCATCTTCAATTTTATATCGAGGAATCGGCCCGGATACAATGAAGAATCTCTTGGTGGATTATGATTTGTGTTTTGTGCCTAAGCCGGGTGCGCGCGACGTGGAAGACATTCCGGGATTCGGGCCCAAACGGGCGGCGCTGGTAAAATCTAGGATCGTAGAAAGCCTTAAATAGTATCACGTTCATGATGATACTTGTATGAGATACAAATGCATGAGAAAGACCTGCTTGCACGAATGGTCAAGCAGGCTAGAACCCTGGAAGAAACCAGTTGCTTGCCCGAGATGCCATAGCTCGAACTTGGAAAAGATCAAGGAGCCGTGGGAATGAAGAAAGGATCCCATCATTCGGAAGAGACCAAGCGTCGCATGTCATTATCTCAATCCGGTACAAAAAATCATATGTACGGGGAAATTGGGGAACATCATCCGTTGTTTGGGTCGCATTTGTCAGAAGAAACTAAAGAAAAAATAGCAGCAACGAAGAGAGGAAAACCTAGACCGCCGCATGTCAAAGCAAAGTTGCTTGCCGCGCACTTGGGCATATCACCATCTGAAGAAACGCGTGCCAAACTATCGATAGCAATGTCTGGAAAGAATCATCCGTTTTATGGAAAGCATCTTTCCGAAGAGCATAAAAGAAAAATATCCATGGCGCGTATCGAACGTGGTATCAAGTTATCACCGGATTCGATCGCGAGGGGAGCCGCGAAGCGCGTGGGCGGAAAACACACACCGGAAACAATCGCTAAAATGTCTGGAAAAAACTGTCATCTGTGGCGTGGCGGCGTGTCCTTTGAACCATATTGTCCTAAGTTTAATAATGATCTAAGGCGGCGGGTTCGTGCGTTTTTTGAACATCGATGTGTCCTTTGTGGGAAAACTGAAAGAGAAAATCGTATGGGACTGGATGTCCACCATGTAGAATATAACAAGTCGGCTTGCTGCGATGGTAAGCCCGTTCAATTCGCGGCTTTGTGTCATAGTTGTCATTCAAAGACAAGCGCGTCCGGTAGTCGTGATTGGTGGGAGAATATCATGCATCGAATCATAATAGAAATATATGCGGGTAGAAGTTATTACACAAAGGAAGAATGGAAGGAGATGAATAAATGAACGGGATGGTGCATATGGTGAGGATGATATATAGATGACAAGCTCCATTGAAATCGATAATATGGGCGAAACAATCGAAATAGTTATCTTCTCGTTAGTAATATTGTTCCTGGTCGGTCTGTGGTTTGGCGCAGGATTCTGGTTTGCTCACAGGTGGTTTGCGTGAAAAAATCCGAGCTAGAGGCCACAATCGAAGCCCTGATGAAAGAAAACCAAAAGCTGAAGGAGCAGATCGTTAAGCTGAAGAGAAGTTTTGAAGTGGGGGACGATAGATGAAATTCATCCTATCCGATCGCATCGCCAACGCTCTGCGATCCGTAGCAGCATCCGAAGGCATAGATCCTGATAGCCTGGTGCTCATGTGGTGCATCGTGGCTGGATATGAGGTAGAATAGATGACAGAAAACACCCATCCCCGCCCCTCCAGCATAGAGTTCTCCTGGGTAGGTCCCACTGTCTTGTATCCCGGCCAAAGGCAGGCTCCTTGGGAATATTGCCTGAACTTGGCCCAAATGGCCGCTACCAGGTCACAGTGCCTTTCCAGACGGGTAGGTGCCGTCCTGGTCAGAGATGGCCGTATCATCGCCACCGGCTACAACGGCACGCCATCCGGAATGCGTGAGTGCCAGACATGCCAGCGAAAAGAATCCGGCAAGGAGCTAATGGATTGTCATGCCATTCATGCAGAAGAAAACGCTTTGCTGCAATGCGCTTTGTACGGTCCAAGCGCCATCGGGGCAGAGCTATATTGTACTCTACAACCATGTTATCATTGTGCCAAGTTGATCATACAGGCAAAAATCAAGGAAGTATCCTACATCGATTCGTACCCCGATAAAAGAGGGTTGGAATTGCTGGAAGAGGCCAAGATACCGATATCTCAATTCGATCGGCAGTCAACGAGAATTGGATATCTAGATCTCCGAAAAAAATATGATGACGTGGGTGATGATTGGTGATGTGTCTTCGTTGTCATCGGTATTTCGTCTTCCTAGATCATCCCGCTACCTGTCCGAAGTGCGGTGGACCGTTGGGAAAGAAAGAATTGGTCACGCGGATACGGATTAGGTGGCTACTGTGACCAACTGCGGCAGGCATCCAACCGTCAAGCATACCGGCCACAAGCCCGGCCAACCCCGTCAGCAAGTTAACCCATCGGATTACCCTGCTATGTCACAGATGGAGGCAGATGGCTGGGGCTGGGGTCACATCGGGAAGGCATTTGGGGTCACGCCGACTACGGCAAGTCGACTGGTTAGGAAGTATAGGGGTGAGTTGTAGATGAATAGAGATGAGTTTCGCCGCACAATAGCGGCGGCTGGTCTATACGACCATATAGAAGAAATTGAGAATTGTATCGTTTGCATGATCTTGACAGAAACACGTTGTCGCGTGCCGTGCGAATCCAAAAGCAACTAAGTTCTTAAGCTCGTTGCTTGAGGTGAAATGAACCTTTTCTTTTTTCAGTAATCATATTCACTTACTACCAATAGAAAGACATATATACAATGACGTGCAATAGATAGCCGTGCACCCTTACCGACCACGAGGACGTTCAGCGCATGAAGGCCACATAAACAAAGTTGGCCAAGCATGGAAGCAATCCGAACGGCTCGCGTGCATATGCGACCCATCTAGCAGAAATTATAGAAAGGTAATACGGCTGGAGTCTGGTAATCAGATGCGATGCCCAGATTGCAATTGCATTATCTATATTGACCCAAGAGGTTATGCAGCATGCAATTGCATGATCTGGAACGATGGATCAAAAATCCAAAAGCAATCTCGCAAGTCTCATAACATATCCGCAATGCGTTTTGTCGGTTCGCTAAAAGTTCCATGCTAACTAACGTGACCGGCGCGGGAAGACCGGGAGGATCGCCTCAAGGCTGGATCTGCATGTATAAACTTTATCGAGGTTTTTATGGAAGAAAATGATTTTCATCGAATATCTGGTATCAATATGGTTGATCATGAACGACGTGGGAACAATTTAAATCCATCTGGTCTCAGGGCGAAATATAGGCATCTCACGGAAGAGCAATTTTTCAAGAAATTTCATTGCACTGACTGATCGACCATGACGCTATCCAACCTTTTTGAATCCAGGTTCTATAGCAAGCGTTATAATGGTCCCTGCCCGGATCGTTTGCCATATGTAGAAAAAATAATAGAAAAACATGAAATAACCAGAATAAAAACGTTGAATAGAATACAAGAAATTGATCGTATAATAAATGGCAAAAGGCATAAATAGGTTGGCTGTATAGGTTAATCTGTCCTGTCCGGGACAAAGCGGATGGTGCCATAGGCGGCCTACCGCCGCCTAATTCTTGTTATCCAAGGTCGATAACATCCTTTCGTCGCCTGCTGCCGGGCGGCAAAAACCAATACGGCAGCATCCTCGTCATTGCAGCTGATCCCTGCACGGACTGCATCGATGTAAGGCTTATCGTCCTGTTGGCCGAGGGGCGAATGCTACTTGAGATCATCGGCCCTTACAGTACGGCATGGGCGAACCTTTAACGTAACCCCGAAATATCCTATCCATTCCAAGGGGACTTGCTAATTAATTATTGGGCATTTGACCCGGAAATCTCGTTCTCTCCTTCGTTGCTATGGAATCCAAACACGGCTACCAACGGCCACTTTTCATCTGTGATGGGACAGATAGATTGATATGTCCAGTGCCTTTGAAGTGCAACCCGTATTCGGGGTGCTCTGGAAGCTGCTTATATTGTTCAATGCGCAGCCAAAGAGTACGGTGGGTGAGCAGATCACAAAGATTTGAGGACGTAGTACCATCGCCCATTCGATATATTGAAAGGATGTTTTACGGTTCAAGCGACTCAATGGAAAGACAGTTAATCGAATCGCGATATCCAGTCCAGATCGGCCACGCAAGCGACCCGCTGCAACCACTGGAAAGGCAGCATCGCATAACCTTGAAGACATTAGGCATCCTTCGCGATTTCGAATATCCTACCATCATAACTACCAAGTGGCCTAACCTCCTAACAGAAGATCCCTATCTAAAAGCCATCGACGGCCTGCCCTTGGTAGTGCAATGTAGCATATCAAGTGAGGATCAGGCCATGCTGGGCATCCTAGAACCTGAAGCACCGTCTTGGAAGAGGCGAATGGCTGCATTGGAAACGCTATCTGGTTCCGGTGTTCATGTAATCCTGAGACTTTGGCCATATATCCCTGATCTATGTGGCAACCTTGAATATCTCCTAGCATCTGCTTATGATGCGGGAGTTAGGACCGTCCAAGCTAACTTCCTAAAATTGTTCAATGCTGGTCGCGATACATCGCGGTTCCGTGCTGCATTAGGTTACGATTATGCCAAAGAATCTTGCTTAGGTTACGAGCAACGGCACAATTTCAAGATAGCTAACCTTGACACGCAAAAAGAAGAGATCTTACAGCTTGAAGTGCTATGCCATGAGACAGGGCTGGAATGCCTAACCTGCGATGATCTGACTGGTAGCCGTAATTGGCGGTCATGTTGTGGCATAGATGGTTTGCCGGGCTTTAAACCGGCTCCTTGGGCCTATTATGTGAATGGTCACATGATCACATATCATACCGATTATGCTACCTATATGGCTGGCATCGATTGCCCCTGGGACAAGGAGTTTCAAATGGAATGGAACAAAGGCCGATTGGCTAAGGCGGTTCCGGGTATTGTTTTTCATGAAGATGATTCGACTTATTCGAGGGGTGGTTGATATTTGCGGCGGCAGTGGTGGGAAATCAGGCGGCGGCGGTGGAGGAGATCCCACATTGACAACTTCTAAAAAAGTAGATACCACCGTCGTTGGTTCCGAGTTCGTGAAAATGAATACTAAAACATCCAACGGATTCGAGCTAATTCAAGTCAAGAACGGTGAATGGACATACGCAGATGGCAGGCAACTTTCAGCCGGCATGGGAAAGAAGTTGGTTTCACAGGGGAAAGTCGATCTTAGCGCGAGCCAATGGGGCAAAATGACCTATTTCAAGACGAAATCTGAAGCAAGGTCAACGGCAGAACGCGAACTGAAGCGAACTGGATCGAAGTTTGGATAGGTGCTTAAGGTGTGTGGCGGTTCTGGCGGCGGTAAGCCGGGGGGCGGTGGCGGTGGTGGTGGCGGCAGTGCATTGGATACTCCTCTGCCTGATAGCATCGAGGGAATGCGCGCACTGCGCGATAAACTCAATGCGGAGTATGATAATTTTCACTCACCGCAAGGCGCGGAGCGCACCGAAGCATCATTGGAAAAATGGAGACAAGATAGAAATCGTTACATCCAGAAAATAAATGCTCTAAGTGCCGCAATACCGAAAAAAGTAATCGGATTTTCGGACAAGGAAAAAGCAGCTCTCCGCCAATTACACGAATCTTGGCAGGGCCCCAAATCAAAGCGGGGGTCTAAGTTGTTCACGTCAGAGATCTGACGGACACCGCACGCTGCTCTTGCAACTCGGACAGCTCGTATAGGCTGGATATGCCTTCTTCCCTTTGTATATCCATGCCCGCCCACAGTGCCTGTTAGGGCACTTCAATAAGTTGGCTGGCTTATCGGAGCCGTAAAAGACGGCTCCGCATTTGGGGCACGTCGATTCTTCCGGGGGGAGGTTCGCGACGAACCCCTCTTCTCCGCAATATGGGCAGGCCATCTCAGACACCCTCAACAACGATGTCTGAGATCTCTATTCCTTCGTCTCTGGCAATCTGTTTCAGTATCGCGGGCCGGGCAAATTCCGGCACTCGCGATAGGTTGACCTTGTATGTCTTTTTCATTGTCCTTCCCTCGGATACATGCTGGTTGGGTCGCGGTCTTCTGAAAGAGCGTGGCCGTTTTCCATTTCTTCCATGTCCGCCCAGTGTTGAGTGATAGCGGCGAACTTTGCAGATTCTGCTGCTTTCTTCTGGAGCTTTTCGGGCGTCTCATTGACCTCTGACCACATCTGAGCGGCCTTCGAAATCTCGATCTCAGTAATGCCCTGCCCATCTAGGAACCTAGCCATACTCTTTCCGCCAATGATCGCGCCTGTCTTCGGCGAGACGATGCAGCATTCTGGTGTATCCCATTTCCATACCGACGTGGGGCAAACGTCTCCATCCAGGTTCCTGGTCTCTGCGACCTTCCGGGCCATGTAGACCTTGTGAGGCAGGGCTGCTATAGCCTCATAGATGGGCTTGAGATCCATCTGGAGAAAGCCCTTCGCGGCCTCTACGAACAGGCTATCGGCCTTCGCGGGCACTCCCGGGATAGTTCTCTTCTGGCTGGCTGCTATGTGGCAAGGGCCTTTTACGGCGGGCTTTCCAGGGATTGGTTCGAGGATGATAACGGGCTCTTCCTGAGTTCCTGAGATTTCGAGGGCCAATTTCAGGCCGGACTTTGAGATTACTTGCATATTACATACATACTACATACATACATATATACTTATCCCCATGCTCTGCAAAGTCTGCCGCTACATTCGCCGCTATCCCTCACACCGCATCGATCAGCTCCTAGATGAAGGCGCTTCATATCGATCCATAGCTATGCAGTTTCCGGGCGTAGGAACTGACGTGACCCTAGCCAATCATCATAAGCATCACTGGAAGAAACCAAATGTCAGGAAAAAAGGGACACTGCCAGACATGTGATTACATCCGGTCGCATCGGGGGGGCAATCGGGTCAATGAGGATCTGGTCAATGGGATATCGATTTCTGCCATTATGCAAAGGACCGGTTTGGGGCGGGGAACCCTGACTAGGCATCGCGACGAAGGGCATATGATGGCAGGTTTCCAAAAGCATGCACATCTCACGGTTGGGGCTAAGGAGCAATTGGATCTGATGCGATGTGCCAAAGAGATCTATGAGGACTGTCGCGACAATGCCGCCAAAGCGAAAGGCAAGGCAGAATCCTCCAGAGATTACCGGGATGCATCCGGGTGCTGGGACGCGGCGACCAAGGCGTTGGGCATCCTGAAGCCGGAAGATAAACCAACGATCAACACAAACATTAACCTCACCGCGGAAGATCTGGATGGCAAACTCAAAGGACTCCTTGATATCATCGATGAAGCTTCAAGCGATAGAGCTGGCAGAAGCAAAGATATCAAAGATGGCTGAAGAAGATCCTGTTATATTTGCTCGCTATTATTTGGGATTCAAGCCCGACATATGGCAATCGGAGTTCCTTAGATCGCGATCACCGCGGATTATCCTGAATTGCTCCAGGCAGTCAGGCAAGTCCACAAGCACGGCAATTCTCGCGTTGTGGGAAGCCATCCACAAGCCCAAAAGTACCATAGTTTTAGATTCGCCATCGCTGAGGCAATCACAAGAACTCATGCTGAAGTTCTCAGAGTTCGTGGATATGGTAGATAAGAGTGTTAAGCTGGATTCTGATACCAAACTATCTGTTAGGTTCGCCAATGGCTCCAGGGTACTCGCTTTGCCTGGATCGGAGAAAACTATCCGGGGCATATCGGCTGTAACTCTCTTGGTGCTGGATGAGGCGGCTGGCATACCAAGCGATCTATACGGTGCTGTTCGGCCCATGTTGGCCGTATCTAAAGGCCGCCTTGTCTTGATGTCTACTCCGCGGGGCGAACAGGGATTTTTCTATGAAACGTGGACCAAAAGCACCGGCTGGGAAAAAGTAGAAGTCCCTTGGGACAAATGCCCGCGCATAGACCCTTCTTTCATAGAGGAAGAAAAACGAGAGAGAGGATCTGCATGGGTTGCACAAGAATATGAGTGCAAGTTTATAGCGGCGGGGTCCACAAGGATACAAAGAAGCTGGCTGAAATATGAAGACCATGTACCAAGCAACCTGACAATATCACTCGGTGTAGACCTGGCGATTAGCACAAAAGAGACTGCCGATTATACAGCAGGTGCCGTTTTGGGCCGCGATGCGGATGGGAATTTGCATGTACTGGATATGCAACGTATCCGGGGATCATTCTCCGAGCAGATAAATTTCATCAAACAATTGGCGGCCAGGTGGAAGCCTACGATCATAGGCATTGAAGATGTGGCCTACCAGAAGGCCCTTATCCAGCAGCTAGCGGCGCAGACTTCGCTCAATGTCCGGGGCATCAAGCCCATAAACGACAAGGTATCTAGATTTGCGCCAATGGAAGCCCGATATGAACTCGGACAGGTATATCATTCTCGCGATTTGCCACAAGCATTTGAGTCAGAATTGTTAAGCTTTCCGGTTGCCGATCATGACGATTTTGTAGATGCGTTAGCATATGCGTTTCATGCTATGGGAAATGTGTCTGATAAATCGGAGTGGATACCGCCCAGCACCGGCGCAGTAAGCGAACCTTGTTATTCTGGAATATATTAATTTTGGAGTTATACATGTTACAATCACTACGTACTAAACTAGCGGCTGCGATAGCTCCAGAATTGAAGACCAATGCCGCTAACATATCGCCCGCTGGCATGCCATTTCCGTATGACAGCACGGCATATGAGTTCAGGCTGGATGCTACCAATCTGCTTAAGGTGTTGGAAGCAGGCCATGTAGATCGCATATTAATGCAAGTGTTTATGCTCTGTCTGAATGGTCGCGATATTAAAATCATAACTCCTGAAGACCAGGAAAGCGATAAGCTATCTGATAAATCAAACGAAGTCCGAAAGCGGCTTTGGCAGCTCGACAAAGCCTATAATACCGAAACCCTGATGGCCCAAACCGGCCTGGATTGCATGGGGTTTGGTTCGGGTCTGGTCGAGATGGGTGTCCAAGACAAGCCCGATGGAACATATACATTCCCAAAGACCGAAATGGGCTGGAATGCTCCGCAATGGCTGCAATACATCGACGCATATTCATTGGCCGAGCAGGCATCAAGCACCAACAATACTCAGTCTTATGTGCCGGGCCGCGTCCTGAAAGGTATCGCACATGATATTCAGAACAAGCAAATGCAGTACTGGCAGACCCAGAAAGACGGTGAACAGCCGGTACAACTGCCTACCGCCCGCATACTGCATATCAGGGACAAAAGTAGCCGCTACCCGGATGGGAAAAGCTACCTGGCTGGAATAGCGCCAACCGTTCTGCAATTGGAATTTGTGCGAAAAGCCTTCATGCAAAATGTTAACTACAAAGGCGTAGGGCGGTGCGTGGTCAAGGTCAATGAGGTCAGAGATGCCCAGGGCAAGCTTTTGGAGACACCGACAGGGACCGGCAAACGGTGGGAAAAGGCTTATGTCGCCGCGGTGGATTTCGTCAAGAATTATGGCAATAATAACGTAGGCGTCTTATGGGGGCAAGATCATGAAGTGATTTTCCCGAATTTGGGCAATGTGGGTGATGTGGTTCCGGTCGATGAATACCTGAAGGCTGAAATCTTGCAGCACCTCATCCCCAGGGACTTCATAGAGCAAAATGGGCAGGCCATCAGCACCACGGGAACGCCTCTCCTGGAACTTGTTATGATGGTGGTTCGTGGCTGGAGACGGATCATATCCGATCCTTTTGAGGCCCTGTATACTGAGATCTTAGAGGCCAATGGGTTTACGGATTGGGCGTGTGAGTTCACCTACCAAGATCCTGCGATGGAAAACAAGCTGGAGAAGCAGAAAGTCATAGTGCAGGCGTTCTCGTTGGGAATGCTCCCATTGAACCGGGCGATCCAGGAAATGGGCTGGCAACCACTGGCAGAAGAAGAGCAGGCCGAAATGAAAGAGAAAGCCGCTAATAATCCGATGGGGCTATGAGATGACATTGAGTGATGCTAACATTATGCTGGCCATCCAGTCCTTTACCGCCTTCTCTGTCCAAACCAGCGCGGAGGCAACTGCTGGAACTAATACCACGGCAAACATTTTGTATTCAACTGCTTCCAGAACTCAGGCAGCCTATACCGTCCTAAAAGCCTATGCGGTAGATCAACTTGCAAGCGACTTGGATAAGGTGGGCAAGACGGCCACGGATAGCCAGTCAGAGAAAGCCTTAGCCTACCTGATAGCGGCCTACTACGAGCAGAAAGACCCTGATATATTCGCCAAAAGCGTATCATTTGATGGCTATTCCGTCTCCCGAGATGGCCAATCCGGCTACATGAAAGCCTATCAAGCCATCCTGGATGCTTTACCGTTGGCGGATAGCGGCGCAATTGCTGCCTTGCAGGATTCGGATGGATTGATTAGGGTCCGAGACCACACCAATTATCCCGAAAGTTGGCGACTCACTGAAATCGATTCTGAATATTCTGATCCGTTTTAGGGCTCTATGGCCATATCCCATATTTGATATACAGCGCCGCAATTTCAACAGGCGACTTGCCTTCGCTAGTCAATATGTCAGTAAGCATATTTACTTGTTTTTCCATTTCGGCCATAGCTGTATAATTAGGCGGCTGATGCAATCGCTCTAATGCGCGTTTCATGTCCGAGACAGGATCGTATTCGGTATCACATTCCATAGATAGCTATCGTTTTCTGAGGATATATGCCTTTCCCCCATGCCAAACTTACAGATCCGGCCTATCTGGTCACCAAGGCACCTGCATCACTATTCGATGGCACAGCAACGGCCACGTTCACGCTAGGCACCTGGCCATCAGGTAGGACCGGCAGGTTGAAGATCACCATTTCATCAGTGACCGGCCATACGGATTGTGCAGGTAGCATCGCAGCTGGAAGCGAAACACTCACATTCACTCAGGCCGGGACCAAGACCACAACCGTTAACCTAACCGCAAACCCCGTGACCACGAGCACCGGCTTAGATTGCCATGTGCATATTACCGTTATTGGTGTGGGGGGGGCCGATATCCTTACAGAAACGCTTACCGCGATAGACATCAAGTACAAAGATGAGACCAAATATTTCAGCCAGGCCATAGGCGGTTTTGTTGTAAGACCTGCACATTGTACCACCGATGAGACCGCGAGCGTGGTAGGCGATGTTATCCGGTATGCTGGAGTGGATCATGTGATAAAAGCCATCCATACCACCGATGACAGGCACGGATTGGAAATAAAAAGGAAACTGGAATTTTGAGTGCCGGGAATGCACCCGGCTGTTCTTCGATATTGTGGTCCGTCGAAGACCGCGGCAATATTGCAGTGTCTTCTAACCTTATAATCCTTTCCAAAGAGGTGATTACATCCCAATACAAAAATGCTCCGAAGACGGCAAAAACGGCTTCAAATGGGGCGATTCTGGAAAATGTTACCTACATGATGGCTCCGAGGCTGAAATAAAAGCCGCCAAAGAAAAGGCCATCAAGCAAGGACTCGCGGCAACTGGCGGCGATCTGGAAGAAATCGAGATCGTCAAGGTCAATGCGTCTGATCCAACCTATGAATATCTCAAGAAAGTCTGGGACATCCTCAAGGAGCGGCCTGATGTCTTTGAGGAAATAAAAGCTGAAGTCCACAAGACCGCGCGGGCGAGTGCCGGCGGGCAGATGAAAGCCAAAAATGCTAAGGAGGCATTGGATGAAGAAGAAGGGGAAACCGAAACCAAGACCATGCTAGTAAAAACGAATTCTTCTCAAATGGGGGGAAAGATCATAGAGGCAACAGATACGCAAACCATTATCCCTGTGGTCCTCATGCGCGAGCGCGTGACCAATGGAGCACTTAAGAAATACGAAGAGTTTGCGCCCCACGCCCATTGGTTTGAAGGTGTCCCGATTATAGGCCCGCATAAGCAGGGCGATCCGCCTGTCTCACACACCACAAGCAAGGCGGGCAAATTGCGAAATGTGAGGCTTAACTCAGAACTAAAACGGGTCGAAGCTGAAGCAATCCTCTTCAATGATCGGATAGCTCCGGGAGATCTGGAACGAATCAAGAACGGTGAGCCGTTCGGTGGTTCGATTGGTTATTATTGCAATGATGAAATTTTAAGCAGTCCTCAAAAATGGGAGGATGGTACTGAATATACCCGCATCGAGAAAGGACCTTTTTTCGCAGACCACTTTTCTATGGTGCCTAACGGTGCATGTCCCTTGCCCGAATGTGGATTTAACGTGAACAATCAGGTTGATAATATGACTGACGAAACTAAGATTGAAGTTGCTCCTACCAAGGCGGTAGAGGCTCCTAAGACCAATGCTGTCCAGGTTACTCCTGAACCGCCAACGGTCAATGTGGCAGTAGACCTGTCCACCGTACTGACTGAGATGAAATCCCTTGGTACCCAGATAGCCGAAATTAAGACCAACATGGCTAACAAGGATGCCGAGATTGCCAGCCTAAGGGCAGCCGAAGAAGTCCGAATCAATGCTCAGAGAGCAACAGAAGATAAGCTGATCGCCGAGACCGTTGAAAGGATGCTTTTGCCTGCCTTCAAGGGCGAAAAGGATGCCCATATTGCAGCTTTCAAAGCAAACTCTGCTCTGTGGATAGCTCAGAATACCGATAAGATCGATTTTGCCGCTTATGCAAAGTCTGTCAAGATCGAGCCTTCAAGCACTGCTTTCGTACCTCACGTTAATGCCGATGATGAAGAAGCTGGATATGCCGCCGTCGGTGTACCTTCAGTTGAAGACATCGCAAAATCCATGAGAGGTGTTTGAAATGGCAAGTGAAGAACAGATCGTTTCCGGCCCATTCGCAGCCGTTGCGGTTGCCGAAGGCGAAACTCTGATAGTTTCCAGCTACCAGCTTACCCAGTCTACCTCGGTAGATGACACTGTTGTCGGGGTTGCTGCTGAGAAGTCCATAGACGATGCGGGCGCGGCTCTCACTCTCACAGCAGGCGATTTATGGGGATTCTACCCTCTCGGATGCAATGCCGTAGTCAACTGCATATCCCTGACAGCGCAGACCTGGAGATATGGGGCAATCGTCTACAATGCCCAGTCCGCTTCTGCCGATGGTCGAGTAGAGACTTCCAGCTCAAATTCCGCAACCAAGATAGGCCGGTATGTGGGACCGGATAACGTGCTGACTTCTGGAGAGACCAACATCCGAGTGCAGCTTTGCTTCGATCCGATAGGATGAGGAGGAATTACAAATGACAGTTACACAGCCAAAAATGGGTCCGATGACCAAGGAGCAGCTCGGATACTTTGTAAAGGGATTTGCTAAGAAAGGCGCTACCGTCATCGAGACGAACTTGTATCAACAGCCGACCGGCCTCATTGGGGCTTTCCCGGTGGACAATAATCTGTCTTCGGAGACCCTTGAGGTGTGGACTAAAACATGGTCCGGCGGTGAGATGGATCAGCCTCTTGATGGAGCGCCCGATAGTTCCAATTGGAAGTATATCCGGTCCTCGAAAGACCTGACAAATTCCTATGACAAGCAAGGCTTCTTCATTTTCGACAGTGCCAACACCGCGTCCGCTGCAAATCGGCTGGGATCTGACGGCCTGCGGGATGTTCAAAACTATTTCGCAGCTACCAGGACTTATAAGCTCCTCAGGGAGCTGAAGGCCAAAGAGGCAACTGGAAACACCCACGCCGCTTCTGATGTTTGGGGAGCGTCCGGCACGGGCGACGCTGAGGCAGATATAGCCACGGCTATCGTGAAGATTGTGTCCACCACGGGCATTGATCTGGAGAACGGTGGCTATCAGTTCGGTGTGGCTTATCCCTCCGAGGTGCTGGATGAGTTCAACCAGCTAGACCTCATCAACCAGGTCACTCAGAGACTTTCCGACTACCTGAAGGCAGCATGGAAGGTCAAGCTCTACCCGGTCACTCCTTGGGCCGATGGGGAAGGCAACAACTTCATCAGCAACCGCCCGGTTGTCAGTTCTGATGTGCTCCTGACTTCTGCTCTGGTATTCGTAGAAGGCCCGCAGACCATGAGGGGCGGTTCCTACGCGGCTTCTGGCGCGGTTATGAGTGAGACTGAGAGAGTCCATGCCACGGGATACCGTACAACCATGAAGACGAATATCGACTATCTGGCGGTGCCTATGGATGGTTCTGCGAATGGCAAGAGCAAGCTGATCTATGAGATCACTTCAGTAACTACTTAGGTAGTTACTTTTTTTAGGAGGTATAAGATGAAGAAATTTCTAATCATAGCCATGCTTCTCGCGCTGATCATGCCGTCAGCCCTGGCCATTCCAGAGCCCTACGAAATGCTCAAGGGCAATCAGATGATTCCCACCGGCGCGCCCTGGATGAAAGACGATGCCAAGATGTATTTCGGCACCGACAAGGATAGTTATATCGAGTTTGACGCCGGGACCGGGTATATGGTTATCTCAGGCGTGGCGGCTGCATCTCTGACAGCAGGCGGCACCGTTGGGGCCAACAACCATCTCACATGCGCGGCTGGCACGAGCAAACTTGATTTCCAGTTAGGGACTGGCACGACCGATACCACAACCGGAACCAACACTCTCAGGGGAAACACTGTCATTGAGGGGTCAAAAACTTTCACGACAGGAACGGGCGCGGTGGCGATTAACGGTGACGTGACTATTGCAGCTACCAAGGGCATAACCAAGACCGCTGGCGCGGGAAACTTCGACTTTAGCGCGGGCACAGGCACGTTCCTTACCAGCACCGGAACCAACACGTTGGGCGGCGATGTGGTGATAGCTGAGACAAAGAACCTCACCATGTCGGGTGCAAGCACTCTTAGCACCGGCACTGGCGCGATCACACTTAGCGGTCCTGTTGGCATCGCAAGCGGCATAGATGTTACCGCTGCTGGCGGCGCGGCTGATCTGGATTATGCTCTGTCGAGTGGCTTCTTCAAGACTCCAACTGGCGCAACTACAATGAACGGCGCTATTGGCATTGCATCTGGCGTGGACATCACTGCCGCGGGCGGTGCTTCTGATATCAATTATGCAGCTTCCTCAGGTGCGTTCACCACACCGACGGGAACCACCACCTTGAGCGGTGCCGTTTCGGTCGCGGCCAACAAGGGCATCACGGCAGCATCTGGCACGGGCGCATTCAATTTCGGTGCGGGAAGCGGCATATTCACCACGAGCACCGGGGCTAATACATTGTCGGGTGACACCACCATAAGCGGTTCTAAGACGTTCACAACTGGTACCGGGGCAATAACTCTAAAAGGCGATGTATCCATCGACGCCGCCAAGAAATTGACCAAAGGCACCACGCTAGATAGGGTTCTCACCAAGACGGCTGATTATACCATCACTGATACCGATCCGGACGTTGTGTTCATTGGAGCAATTACCGCACTTGCTACCGCCACCATCGTCCTGCCCACCGCGGCAGACAACACCGGACGCGAGATAACAGTGATCGTCGCGGGCGATCCTGGCACAAACGATGTAGTCATCGATGGCGAAGGCGGGGAAACTATCAACGGCGCTGCCACGAAAACAAACAGTGACATATATTCTGTTATCAAAACCAAATGCAACGGAGCGGCGTGGTTTATTTCCGATAGTTCCGGTACATGGACGTAAAACCACACAATTATTTTTTTGATAATAATTGCAATATGGAGATTTACAAATGAAAAAGTCCTCTAAAAGACAGAGGGGGCCGGTCACTGAGGAAATCGCAGAGGCCCCGATAATAACAGATGAGCCTATCGAAAATATCGAACCACTTGAACCAGAAGAGGTGGGCATCAAGATCTATGTCTTCCTACCAAAACACAGCAAATCCGCCCGCAAGCTGGCGGCAAAGCAACTGGAAAGCGGCATAACTAGTGAGAAAGGCACCATTAAGTTACCCGATGGGCAGTTGATCAAGTTTGGTGCGACCTGCAAGACCGAGATGACTCCGGCTCTGAAGATCATGCTGAGAGATGGCGTTTTCCTGGCTGGCAAGGCACCTAGAAAGGAAGGCAAGGGCGCTAGAAAGGTGGTCTAGATGGAACGAGGCGCGCGACAATTACAATTATTGGCCGCAATTGAAGCTGCAACCGATGCTATTGAGACTTCGAGTGCTGCCATAAAAACGGCATCTGAAACGATGTCGTCCAATGTTATCACATTGGCTCAAGACACCGCGCTATTGGATCTCGGAGCAACGGATGCTGTGAGGATCACGAACGATGCCACCAGCCAGAGTGTCACCGTTCCGGTAGATGCTATTGCATTCGTCTGCATTGCGGAAGAGGGAGATTGCCGGTTAGAAATCGATTCCGATGCTAGCAGCACTTCGACTCTGTTGGTCCCAGATGGCGGGATGATCGTATATCCAATAGCGGGTGGAACGCAAACACTGGCTTGTTATGGGGTGGTATCGAGTTATGGCAATTTCCGGTTCATGAAGAGCGCGCACTGAGGTTATATGGTCGAAGTCGATAGATCTGGGTATCTGATGATCCACTGGTTGCGCGGTGGCGGTACAATCGTCGGGACCACGTTCAAGCAAAAACCTCCCTCTTTCCGTAATGCCCCTCTCAACATACGGACTGCATTGAGATATCTGTTTAGACAAAATTTTCTAATCTATACTTTAGATCATTCATGTGAATGGAATTCTGGGTATTATGCTTTTCATTGGTGATTGAAATGTCTTACAAAACTTTATCCGAATACGGGAATGTCCCGTTCAAGGCCCGAGTTTATGATCTGGGATCAGATGAATATGCGTCAGCAACCGTGTTGGAAGGTGGCAACAAGCGGCTGGTCAAGGAGTTTACCAGGCCTGCCAATACTACACAATATTCGGCACTGGATTGCATATCAGATGCCGCGCCGTCAGTGACCACTCAAAACTTGCCTCTGGCTGGTAGGATGATCGGCGGGTCGGGGTCAATCATTCGGGCAGTAATGGCTACCGACAATCTATCATGGACGAATGGGATAACCGTACACATCTACGATGAACCGCCTATCAGTTTCATCGCAGATAATGCAGCTTATGATCCCAAGTATGCGGATAAAGCAAACATGGTCGGGACATTGGCGTTTTCTGCGTTCGCTAAAGATGCCACGGGTGCTGCTGGTAGCTTCGTAAAATGCGTCCTGGAAGGCCTGAATATGCCGTACGAATGCGCAGACGACTCCACCAATTTGTACTTCCAGTGCTTCCTTCCGTCCGGCACGCCCACGCCCACATCTGGTCAGAAATTCTACCTGAATATTGGTGTCATGCGGGACTAGATCATGTCCCGCGTTCAATTTGTTAGGCAGATATTGCCTTCGGTGATTCGCAATCGACCGTTCACGTTGCGGGCCACAACAACCGGCGCAAGTGAGACGGTCACATTGGCAAGATTAACTGTCAATGCATCGACTACGATATCATGGGGGGATGGGACTGTCGAGAACCTACCGATCAATA